GGCAAGGTCTATGACGCACACGCTTTCCTCGTCAAAGTAATTGCCTCAGAAAAAGCCGCTAAAAAGAAGGCTGAAGCAACCGCTAAAGCTACTAAAAAAGAACCAGTCGTCGCACAAACTCCTGTACAAGCTGTTGCACCTAACATTTGCAAGTCTTGCAAACAGGAGATTAAATAATGAAACAACTAGGTAATTTACTAAAGAGAACCATCGGTGTAATCATGTTTGCCGCCATTCCAGGTATGGCTACTGGTGCCGCAGCAGGCATTGGGCCGCTAATGGGTGCGTTGACTGGTGTTATGACCGTATTCTCATCAATCGTCATTTACTTTGGTGTACAGCTAGCTTGGGACGCCAGCATTAGTGACGAAGACATCGAGAAGGGCTTCCGTGCAGCTGTTGCAAAGCAGTCACAGGATGACCCAAATGTTAAGAAAGCACTTCAAGACTCAGCTGCTGAGCCTCTTGACCTAAGCGAATTTGGCGACGTTGACGAGCTAGACTCTGTAGACGACGAAGAAGAAAACAAGCTTTAATGATACCTCGCAAACCTCTGGCCCCAAACAACCGTAAAGCGGTTAGTTTGGGGTCAGAGTTTGCACAATCAGTCAAGATGTACGATAAATCTCCTACTAATAAACCATCAGTATTTGCTTGGGCTAGAGCTGGACGCCAGACCGCAGAAGGTTTCGGCGGAGGCAATCGAGTGAATAGGAAATAGGCATACTGTATGGACCCCATATTGACATGGTCAGCAAGTATTATTGCCGTAGGAGGAGCCCTCACAGTGCTTTGGAAGATTTTCTCTCCTTTAATTGCTAGAGTCCGTAAGATGATGGACTCTATTGAAAACTTCATGCGCGACTGGGCTGGAGAAGAAGCTCGTCCTGGACATGAAGAAGTTCCAGGAGTAATGGAGAGACTTCAGAAAATAGAGTCAGAACTCAAGCACAACGGTGGTACCTCAATTAAAGATGCTGTAAGGCGAATTGAGAACAAACTTACCAAGATTGATGAGAGACTTGATGAGGGCAACAAAAGATTTAAAGACATAGAGGACGAACTACATGGCTAAAGGAACTGTTGGCTATACCCGCCCAGTGGGTGCCCCTAAAGTTCGTGCGTCTAGAGGACGTAACCCTGGTTCAGGTCGTAGGGCTGCCTGGCTAGGCGCTCCTAGGGCAGAGGCTTTCAGACCACCAGACGTTACTGACCCTCGCCGTGCTATTACCCGTTTAGAGCGACGCAACAAAGACACTCAGCACAACAACGACATGTACCAAATTGGTGGCGGACCTATTACGGTTAAGTCTCATTTGCAGGGCGGCATTCCTCCAGAGCGTTTAGCAATGGCAGAAACTCGTTACCCAAAGGGCACCATTCCCTTTCAAAAGGATGCCAAAGGCAGAATTCTTCCTGGAAGAATTGCGATGCGCCAAATGGACGCGGACTATGCTAAAGGTGGTTGGAGAGCTCGAGGCAGCGGTAACCTGTTACCTTTTGGAAAACCACCAGAGCCTACACTAGGACGTGGACCAAACGGACGTGTTCGTAGTAACCCTGCTTATCGTGAGTACAAAAACGTAGACAAACTTAATCCTCAGGAACAGGGAACCAAGTACAACAACGCGGTATCTCGCCAGTTTGGTGACACCCCACCTTCTGGAATTACTCTTAGTAATGTGACTGAGTCTCCTAGTGCTCCTGCAAGAACTCGCTATAGCTATCGAACAGGTAAGCAGCAAACTACGATGGTCCCTAAACCAAACCCCTCTCCAATCAACCAAACACTTTAGCCTGAAATAATCCCATAAATAGGGCAAGCTTTTACTACAACTTTAAGGAGTAATAATGATTCTTTGCGCAAACTGTCAAAGTGACGCAACCTATACTTACAGCATCGTTGACGGATTCAGCGTCAGCTACTGTGACAAGCACCTACCTACCTTTGCTCGTAAGAATGGACTAGCTACTCCTGTAGTGGTTCAGGAAGAGCCTGTAGTGGCTCCTAAAGCCTCTAAGAAGGCTGCTGTAGTAGAAGAGCCAGTTGTTGAAGAAGTGCCTGCAGAAGAGACCTCAGCAGGCGAATAATGCCAGTCATTAGAACGTACGCAGTACAGGGACACGCAGTCCCTCAAGGTGTACATGCCCCTAGGGGACCTTTTCCGCCTGAGTTGTATAACACTCCACGGGCGGACCACGATACGGAATACGGCGATTCGCTACACGAAGCACTAGACAACATACGAATGTTTCGCTGCAAAGACTGCAGTGATGTTCTTTACGAAGATGAGCTTGACGCTCACGATTGCGAAGACGAATAAGTTTCCCCCGTGCACGGGGAATGTGTAACACACAACTCTAGAGAAAGAATAAATCATGGCAATAAATGAAAACGGAAACCTGCTGGATTCAGCAGGAAACGTGGCTGTCGACTTCGTATGGGGAAACTTCCCTATTCAGCCAAACGACGTGCGTGTTGAGAACGGTGGCAGCCTACTTGTCGCTAGCCTTGACAACCACAAAATCGCTTACGAAGGTTGGAACGGTTACCCACAGTACACCCGTCCAGGCCTAGCAGGTCTAGAAGGTTCTGGCTACGTTGTAATTCCTTCAGTCCTTGGTCTAACCACTGCTGAGGCAACCCGCGTGCTAACCGATGACGGCCTAGTTGTTCCTACACCTGTAGCTACTACTAACGCTGCGTCAACTATTACTGGAGTATCTCGTACTGGTACTACCGCAGTTGTAACCTCTACAGGTGCAGGCGCTAAGTACCCAGTTGGTACTAAGGTAACTGTTGCTTCGCTAGTATCTCCTGACACCGCTCTTAACGGAACATGGACTGTTACTGCAGTTGCAACTAACAGCGTAACCTTTACAACTACCACTTCTGGCACACTATCAACCACTGGCCTTACTGTTGCTGGTCTGACTGGTGCTGCTGGCACAGTTAAGACTCAGTCAGTTGCTGCTGGTGCAGATAACATTGCTGTAGGTACTTCTGTAACTCTTGTTCCTTGGGCTGCAGCTAGCTAAGGAATAGTAAATCATGGCTAACCCCGTCTCTCCAGGTGGCAAACTTCCGCCGTCTCGAGGGACGGGGTTAGCTGCTTTTGCTGACGCCGCTGGCGTTTCCAATCGCACTAGGAATCAAGCAGAGGGCATGATTTCTGATGATGCCTATGATGCATATGGCAACATTGGTGGATTGAGTATTGAGGACGCAAGTCTTCCTTTAGGTTCTCAAATTGAGGCTGATACTCAACGAAACATATTTAATGGTACTTGGAGGCCTAAGTACGGCTACGATGACGATGGTCCATTTCTGAACTCAGTTGACCCTAGTTATGCTAAAGCTAAATATGACCTTCAAGACCAAGGGATTTACATTGTAGCTAATAGTTACTACTATACTAACTACAGTGACCCTAATGACCCTGAGTTAGACAGGGTTGACTATAACCGTGGGCAAGCTCTAGAAGATGCTGGTGGTAAGGGCATGCGTCCTGCACAGCTTCAAGACATTCCAACGTCATCCTCTAACTACAAGCGACCTCGCACCGTAGCTGCTGGATACGACAGCAATAATCAAATTCTTACCGTGGTATTCAGAGATGGTACATTCTGGAACTACTACGACATTACCCCAGGTATCTGGATGATTTTCCATAGCTCCTTGTCTAAAGGACCGCTGATTAACAGCGACGAAAGAAACAAGCACGGTGATGGCCTTATCCTAAAGGAATGCAGTCACCACGGCCCAGCAGACCTATCAAACCTGTCTGCACAGGCTCAGGAGTTCTTGTACAAGGTTGCTAGAACCGCACAGATTTATTACGCAAATAGAACTAGATTTGCTCCTAGAAAAGGAAGCCCTAGAGGCAGTGTTGAAGGTTACGTTCCGCAAAATGCTGGTAGTGGGCAAAAGTACAAAGATGCTCAAAAACGAGCTCGTGCAAAACTGGGTCGGAATAATGCCACAGGCGGCAGACCAAAGAAGTAGAATAGGTATATGCCAAAAGTACACAACATCGGAAAACAACACTTTGTACAATACATTGACTTCCCCGTTAAGTGGGGTTGGAAGTTAGCTGTCACTGGATGGACTCAAGAAATTGATGAGCCATTTAGAACTGCTACTCCAATAATTGTAAGACTACCTTTTCACAAGGCAGTAGCTTTCGGTAAATGGACTGGACAACTAGACGAAGAACAGGCACTTAGTGCCGCAACAGGAATGCGAGTATTAAAAGATGAAGATTTTGAAGAAGGCTGGACAGCCCCAGCCTACAAAGTTACAGAAGAGGATAGCTGGGATATCTACACCTGAGCTAGTAACTTGGGCCGAGAACTCCTTATTCTCAATTGGCAAGAACGTTGTGCACCACCGTCGAGACGGTGTTGAGATGCTATACGAAGCTAAGCTGGGCGCTGAGGCTTTACTTGCAATTACAGAAGAGCTTATAAAGCGAGCTGAAAATGAACTTTGAAGAACAAGATGAAGACTTGATTGATGACGATAAATTCGAAGAGATTAATCCTGACTACTACCTAGAAGACCACGAAGCTAACGACTATATCTTTGAAGAAGAAGAGCTCGACCAGCTATCTCAGGATTTTGTTGATAAGTTAATCGACAAAATGATGAAGTTTCTTAACGTACTTGTTGGACATGACCTGCACCCATATCAAAAGCCTCTTGCTAGGCGCATCATGGAATCAGTGATTATTGGTGACGGTAAATCGATTACTGCTCTAGCATCCCGTCAGTCAGGAAAATCTGAGACAGTAGCTGACACAGTAGCTACACTTATGATTCTCTTGCCTTTGCTTTCAAAGATTTACCCAGACCTTTTAGGAAAATTTAAAGACGGTATTTGGGTAGGCCTATTTGCTCCTACAGAAGGACAGGCGGAAACTTTGTTTGGTAGGACTGTTACGCGACTAACTTCTGAGCGTGCGCTTGAAGTTCTAGGTGACCCTGAAATTGACGATGCAGCAGCACGTATTGGTGGTGTAACTCGCCAGATTAAGCTCAAGAAGTTGGGCTCTACAATTACAATGATGACTGCTAACCCTCGTGCAAAGATTGAGTCTAAGTCGTTCCACCTTGTTGTTATTGACGAGTGTCAGGAAGCAGACGACTTTGTAGTGGCTAAATCTATTTCTCCTATGCTGGCATACTACGCTGGTACAATGGTTAAGACGGGTACTCCTACAACTTCTAAAAATAACTTCTACAACGCCATTCAACTGAACAGGCGTGAACAGACAGCTCGTGCTAAAAGACAGAATCACTTCCAGTGGGACTGGCGAGATGTAGCAAAAGTAAACCCAAACTACGACAAGTTTATTAAGCAAGAAATGCTTCGTATTGGAGAGGATTCTGATGAGTTTCAGATGTCGTACAACTGCAAATGGCTTCTTGAACGAGGCATGTTTGTCACAGCTAACGCGTTGGATGACCTTGGTGACACCTCCCAAGAGCTTGTCAAAGTCTGGCATAAAACTCCAGTTGTGGTCGGAATCGACCCTGCTAGAAAGATGGACTCCACTGTTGTCACGGTTGTCTGGGTTGACTGGGACCGTCCCGATGAATTTGGCTATTTTGACCATCGAGTCCTCAACTGGTTGGAGCTGCAGGGCGACGACTGGGAAGAACAGTATTTCCAAATCGTTAACTTCCTTTCTAACTACGATGTTCTCGCAATCGGAGTAGACGCCAATGGTGTTGGTGACGCAGTAGCCCAACGTCTAAAAATTCTTATGGGACGTGCTGAGGTAATCCCTCTAACGTCTAGCCAGAGCGAGCAGTCTGGAAGGTTCAAGCACCTTCAGGCCCTTATCCAGAGGCAGGCTCTAACATATCCTTCACACGCTAAGACCCGACGTCTTCGTGTGTGGAAGCGCTTCTACCAGCAGATGACTGATGCTGAAGTGCAGTACCGAGGCAACTCATTTACCGTGGCTGCTCCTAAAGAGGCCTATGCTCACGATGACTTTGTTGACTCCCTGGCAATTGCCTGCTCCTTAACACAGAAGCTAGTGATGCCAACCATCGAAGTGAGCTCAAATCCTTTTTTCTAAAAAGTTTGAGTTCATAGTGAAAAAAATCAATAAACACGAGAAACTAGCTATTGGAAATACTCGAGTTTTCCATCCCTACATTTAAGGAGTTACCATGGGTCTTGCACCTGCACCCCAGTTTCCAGAACGCGCACCACAGACTTACGAGCTAAAAGAAGCTGGTAACATGGAGCGTCGCGGTCCTCTTCGTTTTGAAGAAGGAATCGCTACTGACACCGACGTACCTACTGACTTTCAGAAGGGTATCATGAACGGCTTTGCAGCTGCTCCTGGTCGTCCAAACCGTAACGCACCAGTATGGCAGAAGCCTGCCGCTGAGACGCTATCTGAGCGTGCTCACGTAGGTTCAGCAGCATGGATTGAAGCACCTACTTTCCTTGGCGAATTTGCTCACGGCTCGTTCTCACAGAACGCCGAGCAGGTTGTTGAGACCAAGGTTGTAGCTGGCGGTCGTACCGCACGCCTCAACCCAACTGTCGTAACTGACTAATTGCTTTTTTAGCAACCCATCCCTACATTATTTAGATACAGTAGGGGTGGGCTGCTAAGGCATTGAGGAGTAAAAATGGCTGATGTTCCAGTAAATGAAAAGCTTTACGCTATGGTTGTAACCCAAGCTAAAGCTAAGTACCGCATCTACCCTTCCCCAGGCGCATCTGCTTGGGTGCACCGCCGCTATATAGAGC